TTTTATCAACTGCGGGTTTTGGTTTTACATGGTGGAGCTGAGGGGAATCGAACCCACTGTTATGTACGCAAAATGACCATATTCCAGTCATATTCAATGCAAGTTAGCGAAGCTGTTAGCATTCGTGTCAGGATTGGACACTGCGCTTTGCAATATGCTCATAATACTCCATCAGCTTCCGCTCCGGGCCGGGGCCGTCTTTGTCGAGCAAAAACGCTTTGGCGAGGGCTGCGTAGAATTCCGGGCGGTTGAGGCCGAATTCTACCGCGACGGGGTAGTAATCCGAGTACATCATGTTCATGGTCACGCCCCACGCCCAGTGCGGGATTTCATGCTCTTGGATGCCCATGCTGTCCGCAATGGCCGTTGTCTGCTCCATCGTCCAATGCGGGCCGGTCGATCCGTCTGCGTTCTGCATCCTGTCCGCCCACTGCATGGCCTCTTCGCGATCGAAGTGTTGTGCGTAAGTGCTCGGCTTATCGCTCAGCTTGTCAGCTGCGCAGATCGCGTCCATCAGCATTGTGCAGTTACTGACGCTTCTGCAGGAGATGGGCGCGGCCATCTCCTTTTTGAGCGCTTCGTGCAGCTTGCTCTTGTACGCTGCAATCTCATCCATGTCAGCACCTCACGCGAGTTTCAGCAGGCCCGTGCAGAGCTCGATCACGGAGCCTGCCGCCGTGCTGTCGGTTGTCGCCACGAGCGTGAATGTGTGGTTGACGCAGCAGCAGCACCCGGAGAGTTCCAAGTCCGTCTCCGTGTGGATTTCCGCATTGCCAGAGGCCGGCAGTGTGATCCGTTTGAGTGTGCAGGGCAGTGCGACGCCGTCCATGTACCACTGCAGGGTCAGGACGCCCGCGGCCGTCGCCGCGATGACCGCGTCCGCGGCCAGATGGTACAGGCCGATCTTGACCGTATCATAGCTCTGCGGCTCGACCTGGATGGACGATCCGGAGTTGACGACCTTTGCCCCGGCCAGAGTCAGCACGTTTGCGCTGTCAGCCGCGAGCAGCTGGGGCGAGTTATTAAAATATCGGACGCAGGATTTCTGATACGCCCGGTTTCCATTTCCGCTATTGCAAGCCATTTTTAAAGCTCCTTTCTTTTGGCTTTATTTCAAGGGGCATTATGCCCCGGATAGCTATATCAGGGTGTACCCGTGTCAGCCGCCGCAGCCGCACGGATTGCAGGGCGGGTTCTGGTAGTACCGTCCCAGCTGGCCGAGGATGTACTGCGACTGCATATAGTCGTTGTTCGCGGCTCTGCTCTGTGCAAGCTCATCGCGCAGACGCTGGTTCTCCTGCTGCTGCAGGAGCGTCCGGGTCGCCTCGCCCTCGGTGTGGATCGCCGTCTTGATCTCGCATGCGTTGATGCTGGCGTTGTAGTTAACGCCGTCGATCGCACGCAGGATCTCGCAGCAGCATTTCTGCTGGCTGGAGAAGCCCGCCTCCGTGACTGACTGCAGATCGCGCAGCTCGCCGAGGATGTTGTAGGCGTTGTCCTTGACGGCGCTGGTGACGTCATACGCGCCCTGGCGCGTTGCCGCGACACCCTCGTTGTTCTGGCGTTCAAGGGCCGCAAAGTCCGTCGCGCGCTGCACGTCGGCCTGCGTAGCCGGTGCGCTCTCGCCGCTGCCGTTTCCGCCGAAGCCTCTGCCCGCGAAGAGCAGGAAGAACAGCGCGATCAGGATGACAATGCCCCATCCGCCGAAGCCATAATCCTTATCCATGGTTTTCCCTCCTTTCTGGGTGGAATGAATTTTGATAGGCGCTTGCGCGCGGTATCACTTGCCGATCTGGCCGACGAGCTCGCCGACCGTCTTGTTTTTGTTCACCTCGAACCACGCCTCAAAGCCGGGCTGCGAAGCCAGGAAACTAAGCACCATCTGCGGGCTTTGCCCCTGCAGCGTCGTCTTCGCCGTCTGCAGCAGGCCGTTCAGCAGTTTGCTTCCCCCGCCGTTTCCGCCCATCAGGGCCATAATCGGATTTTGCATTGAGTTTTCCCTCCATTTCCTCAATTTTTCCGGCCATGCTCTGCAGGCCGTCTGTGATCTGCCTCAGCTGCTCCTGCAGCTGGTTCGCCGCCTTTTCCTCTTCCGTCGGCTCCGGGAAGATCCGGAACCGTGCAATGGTCTTTGCTGCCATGCTGTCGGTGCGGATGTAGTACAGCAGATTCTCTGTCTCATGCAGCGCAAGCGCGTTGTCGTTCGGCTGCATCTGCAGATTGTTGATGCTGGCTTCGCTGGCCACGGTCAGAACGCCGAGCTTCGGCGGCTGCTGCGGCATTTGCGGCATCTGCGGCCGCGGCATGGGCTGCATCTGGATCTGCTGTGCGGGATCCATTTCCCAACGGCCCGTATACGGGTTGTATGCCATGCGGTATCGCCCCTTTCTGATACCATTTTAGTAGCTCCCCGGTTTCGCCGGGGGACATTTGTGGGACACTTCCGGGGCATTTGTGTACCACCTGTCATTCTCGATACTTTTTAAAAATTTTTTTGAAAAGTGCTTGACATATACGGTATTACGGTATATAATAAAGCCATAAGATAAAACAAAAACAAATTATGGAGGGCAACGACAATGGCAAAGGCGAAGATTACTTGCAAATGCGAAATCTGTGGGGGCACGTTCGAGCACGTCCGCACTTGCGCCAATAGCAGCGCCGCTGCTTCCTACGAAGAGTGGGCGGCGGAACACGTTACTGTCTGCCCGTCCTGCTACGCCGCAGCGAAAAAAGCAGAAGCAAAGGCTAAACTAGACGCATACATTGCCGCCGAGTTCGGCACCGAGCATCCGCTTCCCAAGATCACCGGCGTTTCCGAAAAGCAGATTTCCTATGCAGAGGCCCTGCGCGACGAATTCATCTCTCGTGATCTTGCGGGCTGCCACGTAAAGCTCGCCAGATTCTTCGCGGTGGAAGATAAAGTCCGGCTCGAAAACATGAGTGAAGAATGGCACGCCGCAGCAGAGAAGCGGGCGGAATCGGAGGGCCTGTCCGTCGAAGCATGGTTCACGAAAAACCGCCCGGCAATCGTAGCCCGCACTTCCAAGATTACAATCGTCGATGTTGTAAAAAAGCTTGAGCTGATCGTAACGGAGTCCAACGCGTCGAAGCTCATTGACGCGTTGGGCTGAGAAGGAGGAAACAACAATGGAAAACGTAGAGGAAATCACCAGAATCATGAAGGCCGGAAGCGCCGCCGGTCGCGCGCAGGAACCGATGCGGTTTGAGACGCAGGAGGAACGCAACGCATGGTATGAGGAACAAACGGAAATTCTGGCGAAGGTTATGGCTCCAGTAGGAGACGAACCTTACGGCAAGAACCTGCAAGGGCATAAGATTGCGGAACGCTTCGCGGATATCCACACATTCGAAATCTATAGACTTACCAATATCCGATACATTATCGGGGATTTCGAAACATACGAAGAGTACGCAGCCCACTGCCGGGCGGAAACAGAAGCATGGTTCGACAAGCTGCAAGCAGATTTAGAGGAGGAATAAAAAATGACTGCACATCTTTACCGCATCCGTTCTGATTTTAGGAATATCCCGGATAAGATTTTCATCAAAGCCACCCAGAAGGAGAATTATCCCGGATCGTGGCTTCACGCAGAAATTGAACTGCCGGATTTTATTCGCGTAGCTGAAACCGAGGACGGTGACGGCTTCCTGTTCACGCAAGATGAAACTATCACGAAAGTTTACATCGAAACTGCGGAGCGCTTGGACGGCGACGCAATTAAGGGAACGGTGAGCATCCGCAGCGCAAGCGGACGTATGCTTGCGAAGTGCGTCGCCATGTGGCGATGAGAACAGGGGAGGTTTTTCTAGATGAAATACGCTGGAGAATGGACAGTCCGCGGCGCGTTGAAGCATGACGGCCTTTTCACGCTCAATGGGCCGGATGATAGTCAGCTCTATCTGCCCGTTGGGGCGGAGGGCTGGAATGATGGAGGAAACGCCTTCAACCTTCTCACGCAGGAATTTGAGTCGATTCCTGCACACGCGGATGTTTTTGAGATTGACATCCTGCGTAGCCGCGCAAATTGGGAGGTCGCCGATGCCGAGTGAGGCCCAAAAGCGCGCCCGCGACAAGTGGGACGCCACAAACATGACGCTGGTAAGCTGCAAGATGCGGCGCGACCTTGCCGATGATTTTAAGTCTGCCGCAAAAGCAAATGGCACAACGCCCAGTGCTTTGATACGTGGGTGGATTGACGCGTATATGCAGAAAAATGAACCTTCCGAATAACCGCTAAGCAAAAAAGCACCCCGAGCGTGATGCTCGGGGTGCTCCTTCGTTATGCTCCTGTCAGGCGACGGGCGGTGTTGTAGATGTGCGGCAGGCGGCGGGAGATGGTTTTGCGGTCGATGCCGATTTCACCGGCAGCGTCCATCTGCGGGAGCCTGCGCACGATATAAAGATTCACGATCTTCTGATCGATTTCATCCAATAAGCCCTCGTCAGCGACGCGCTCCCAGTCGCTGCGCGTGAGGTATTCCAGCTCCTTCGGCAGAGCCAGCCGCGCAGTTATGCTTTCGTCACTCCCTTCGGCCCGCCGCCTGGCGGGGGCTTACTTTTCTTTGTGCGTCAGCACGGCGATATTGCCCTTGTTGCTGACTTCGAGATCCAGTGCGGCGGCCAGATCGCGCACCTTGACGTAGTTCGTACCGTTTTTCAGGATCCGCTCGACGGCGACTTCCTTGCCGTCCACGATGATCTTGCTCTTTTCTACCATTTCGGTTTCCTCCTCTGCATTTTTTCCATCTTCGAGGGCCATCACGGTATGGCCCGAGCTTACCAGTACGTCGCCGCGCAGGAGATTGGCGTCCGTCGTCAGATACTTGCTGCCAGTCAGCAGCTCGAAGTCTCCCGTTGCAGGCCAATCGTGCAGCATGCAGTATGTCGTGCAGCTGTTGCCCTGCTTTTTGTAGAGCGCGGCGACGGCCTCGCAGCCTGCGGCCACGGCGCAGAGCATCATGAGCGCGGAGCAGTCCGTCTCCACAGGCTTTGCGATCCTGCTCACGTCCCACCTGACGGCTCTGGCGGCCTCGTATGCCGTGTTCCGGCCGTCCATGTCGTAGCCGATGCTCGGGTTCTTAATGGCCGCCTCGCACGTCTGCGCGGCCCGCTCGGCCTTTTTGCGGCTCTTGTAGCGCAAGATGCCGAGCCAGCGGCCATTGTACCAGCTGGAGAGATTCAGCTCCCGCCCGGTCTGGTTGCCGGGCTGCTGGTTGCGTCCTCCGGTTTCTCCAAGGCTGGCCTGTCCGATTTTGATGCTCATGCCCGCTCACTCCCGTACAACTCGTGATGCAGCTGCAGCACGGCGGCCTCGATCAGCTTGTCGATCGTTTCCACATCAAATTGAATGCCCTTCTCGGCGAGGAAGTTCACAACATACGCCTTTTTCGCCGCGCCGTCCGTCGCGGTGTACAGCTGCTCCGCCGCCTTGACGCCGATCTCGACGTAAGTGCGGATCGTTTGCAGCTTATCCGCGTCGATCTTGGTTTTGAGCCACGGGATCAGAAATGCCGAAACGAGCGCGCTGATGAGCGCGATCACTGCCGAGATGATTTGTGTGTAGTCCATAGCTTACTCCTTTCACGCTTCCACGATGTTGATGCCGTACTGCTCCGCGCAGATATGCTCGATCTTGCAGCCGCGGGCGTTCTTCCAACCGGAGGCGAAGTACGCAACGTCAGCCGTAGACAGCAGTTTCAGCGATTCGCCAAGATACCACAGTGGCCTTGCCTCCGCCGGAGCGTTTTCAAAGAAGCTGTCAATCACTTCGATTTCATCGCCCATCAGCTCCTTTGCGCAGAAGATCGCATCTTCACGTTCTTTCCGAATTTCCTCGTTGGTCTTTTCCTTCATAGGCTGAGAGATAAACAGTTTTTTCATTAAGTATACTCCTTTCAGTCCTTCAGCACGATCTCTGCGATGCGTGCTGCCGCTTCCGGGCCGTATTTTGCGGCCCATTTATCCATGTACTTCTGCGCGTACTTCGCGCGGTTCTCATTTTTGGCTTTCCAGAGGTAAAAGCCGCTGGAAGCCGTCGTTTCAGCCAGCACCGCAAGCGTGATCTCCGTCAGGTCTGCGCCTGCCGCGCAGGCGATGATGAGCGCAAGGCTGACGAGCGCGCTGCAAATCAGCCACTTTTTACTGAATTCCATTGCTATGCCCGCATTGCGCCTCCAGCTGGTGTAAAAACTTCTTCACGTCGCCGTTCCCGCCGAGTGTGACGTATTTCTGCCCGGCAATCAGACGTTCAGCCATTGGCATTTCCTCGCTCATGATCGTGAGCCGGAGGATTGCCAGATACTGCTCGCCCTGATGCTCCTGCATTTTCCCGAGCTTTTTGTCGATCTCTGCAAGATGCGTTTCCTGCGTCGTGGCCTTGCCGCGCTTTTTCTGTATCGCGCCGACGACGGCGTTTACTACCGCCGTCAGCGCAGACGAGCCGAGCACGGCGCAGACGAGGGTAACGATGATAGTTGCATCGTCCATGGCTATGTACCTTCTTCCGTGATCTTCTTCCACCCGTCCGGGTTAATGGATGGGTTCCAGACGTTGGCGGCGAGCAGGGATTCGTAGAGCTCGTCCTGCCACCAGCCTTTTTCGCCTTTGGAGAATGCAAGGCCGGCGGTGATGGTCTCGGGAATGATGCGGAAGCCCTGCTTGTAGGCGATGTCTTCCCAGAGGGCCGGGGCGGCGTCCGGGGTGTTCTGGGCCGTGTCCCAGAGGTCGGAGGCGGCGCGCTTGATGGTGCCGCCCCAGTTGATGCGCGTGCCGGCTTTGACGAGGCTGCCGGAGCCGGTCAGGCGGGTGAAAAGCTCCGGCGCGAGACTCGCGTCGGCGTCAGTGAGACTGGCGGCGCTTTTGACGATATAGGGGCGCAGCGCCCGCGCCCGCTCGGTGTAGGTGCTCATGTTATTCCGCCTCCCCAAGTAAAATTTTCGCCGCGTTCTCTGCATCTGTGAGTGGCAGTGCCGCACCCATTTCCTCATAGCTGCCCTCCGGCTCCGTACCTTTCAACGTGTAACCGGGGAGATGAAACACCCTGTCAGAAAGCACCTGATGCTCAGTCCCTTCTTCATCTGTAATAGTCACAGCCATCTTAGCGCAAAATCCTTCTGCCTGATCTTCCTTGCACGGGACATAACAACCGTTGCCGTGCAGTCGGATGGGCACAATACTGTCCGCATACCCGGCAAACGCGCCGTCCTGTTTTACTGCATACATGGCGTCCCTCCAAATTTCTCTTGATAGATTTTCTCCAATCGCTCTGTACTTGCGGTTCTCAACCGATTTTTCCAGTAGCCGTTTTCCTGCTCCGGCCATTTTTCATCCGTAAAGTCTTCACCGCAGCCGTTTTTTCTGTACCATCGGTACAGATCGTTCAGCATTTTCTGCCGCTCGGCACCTTCCTGCGTGTTCGGCCTGAAATGCTCCCACCCGTTTTCGGACGTCGCAGCGCATATCCGCCTGCCATCTGCTGCAAACAGGAACCCTTCAATCTCCGATACCGCAGTTCCATATCGGAGATTAAATTCTCCATCGATGCCATTCCCGCGGAAACGCTTATACACGATATACTCCATGCGCTTTTCCCTCATACGCAAAAGCCGGGTGGGAAGCCGAAGGAAGCGCGCGCGGTGCGGTCTTCGACTGTCCCGTTGGTGTTCACATTCTCGAAACCGTCGGAGCTGCTCGCAAGCGGAGAACGGAGCCACCAACGAGCGGCGGCGCTCGTTCCGTTGTGCTTGTACTTTACCTTGCTGTTTCCAGCGGAATAATAGGCGTACTGCGCTTGCTTACTCGCCTCGTTCGAGTTTGCTCTCGAAATGCTCCCGAAAACCTCAAACTCCGAGAGGAGGAAAAAGTAATCCTTTGTCGCCGTGACCGCACTCGCGGATGTGCTATTATTTCCCGTATTGTCCGTGTACTTGGTAACGGACTTTAGGACTGCACGGAGCGCCGCCGGAATGACTGCGATAATCGTTCCGGAATAGCTCGAGAGGCTTGTCCCGCAAATATTTGTACGCATTTGCGAGCTCGCCCATCCGCCGGAGTTCGTTGCACTACTGTTCATAGAGAAATAGCCGGTTGTCGAAACGGGCGAGGTATAGTAACTGTCGCAGAAACACACGTCCGTACCGCCGGAGAGCGCCGTTTTGCCTAACTGGAAATGAATACGGTTTTCCCCTTCTAGGCTCGCATTATGGTTGAATCCAATGACAAATGCGTATATTGTGTAATTAGATAGTGTAAGATGTCCAACCGTGCCGTTTAGCGTTACCGCCTTTCGGTCGCCAATGCTCCAATAGTTCGCGCCCTGTCCCGCGTCGGATATATCTTTTATTGTTTCCCAAGTATTTTTATTCAGTGTCGGATATACAAAATTAAGCGACACCGCGTAACTGTCCGTGATAGTTACGGCTTTTGTGTCAGATGTTTTCCCGTCCAGCGTCGCGGATACGCTCCATGTGCCGATCTCCGGAACGATAAGTGTACAGACTCCGGTGCTGTCAGATGTTCCTCTGATCGTTTTTGAGCCGTTCGTCGCCGTGACCGTCGCACCGGCAGATACTGTTACGACCAGTTGCGGGGCTATGCCGGTCTGGATTGCCTGAATGGCCGACACGAATCCTGCTGGGTACACCAGCTGCGCAGACGTGCCACCCTTCGCGCGGATCGCGTCGGCGACCGCCGTCAGGTCAGCCGTATTCGTCAGATATTCCGCCATCAGAAGCTACCTCCATTCGCATCAGAAATCGTCACAGCCGCCCACGCACCGCTTACGACCCGCAGAAATTTGCCGTTGTCAGAAGCCGTGACAGACGGCACTTCGCGAACCGTGACAGCTCCGGTCTTGCCGTTGATCGATGTTACAGGGGCGGCTTTGAGGTAGTCCGTGCCTGCGACGGCCACCGTCCACGCTGTCGGCTTCCCGCTGGCGTCCACCGCCTTGACCTTGATCAGGTCCCCGACGGAAGCACCGGAGGCGAGAAGGACGTCCTGCTTGCCGCTCCATGCGGCTTTGTTTCCGTGCACGTCGCCGATGGCCTCGTCGATCTGCGCGCCGGTATACTGGCTGTTGTACGCCATGCGATCACTCCTTCATGCACAGAAAATCCTCGCCGTCAGCCGTTTTCATGGTCTGCGACTGTCCGGACGGGATAAATCCATAATTGTCATTCCAGCTGCCGTCCGCGCCCTGCGCGAACAGCGAAATTCTGTATTCTCCGTCTCCGGAAAGCAGGAAATCGTCGTATACCTCAAAGGTGCGCTGCGTCCCCGCGGGGGTCTGGGAGAAGGACGCGATCAAAGCGCCCTTCCCGCGGCCCCAATCCTCGCCGGACTTCGTCGCGCGGCACTCAAAAGCTGTATAGGCGATGTCCGATGAGAATGTGACGGTGATCGAGTCGAATCCCGAGACTGCCGATATCTTGTTTCCGGTGATGGAGAAGGTCAACTCCGGCGCGGCCATTAGGCTGCGCTCCACGTCCCGGCGGCGTTCTTGACGAAGACCTTCACGATCTTCACGCCGTCGCCGGAAGACGCCGATTCGAGGTCTGCGCCCTTGACGGTGACGTTGATAGCGGTGTTCTTCTTGTAGCCGCCTGCCGTGCCGCTGACGTTGGTGGAGCCGCCCGTCGCCGGGATCTGCGTGCCCGCCGTGTGCAGGCTGCTCGTCGCCGGGACGACGCGGACGGTGTATTCCTCAAAGTCCACATCGCAGACGAAGGAGAACGCCGCTGCGTCGTAGCCCGTTACCTTGGAAATGCGGCTCTTGTCGGGGCCGGTGATGGTCACGGCGGGGATCGAGGTGTTGAGCGTGATGGAGTCGCTGGCCGCAGTCGATTCGTTGCCGACGTCGTCGCGCACCTTTACATAGATCGTCTTCAGGCCGTCGCCGTCCGGGAGCGTAATGGATTTTGTTGCGGCGAACGTCTCCCACGACGCATCTGCTTCCTTTGCCGCCGCCTTTGTGCCCCAGATCTTCATCTGGTAGCCGGTCGTCGCCGCGTCTGTGACGGAGATCTTCGCTGTGACGGTCGCGCTGGTCGCGTACTGTGCGCCGTCGTTCAGTGTGATCGATAGCCCGGCAGGGGCCAGCGTATCCAGCGTTAAATTAAAAAAGCTTGCCATTCTGTTTTATCCCCTTTCTTCGCTTGTGAGTTCGATGTACAAAAAGCCGCCCGGCCTTTCATAGATGGTTTCCCCGCCCAGATGGGCGGACTTGATGCCCATGGAGCCGATGAACAGCGCCAGAATGCGTTTGATTCCAACTGCCAGCATGTTATCCCTCCAACAGATACAGTGTCCGCGCGTCCTTTTTGTCCAGCGCGGCATAGTCCGATTTTGTCAGCACGCGGATCTCATCGATCTGCGCCGATGCAATGCCTCCGCCGCCCGACTGGCGGGCTTCGTTGATGGCGGCGACGAGGTTGTCCTTGTTGTAGGTCCTGAGATCGTCCAGGTCGCCGATCTGCTTCTGCAGCTGCGCCCAGATCGGGAGCGTCGGCTCCGCAGCCGGGTCGCCGGACGGCTCCGCCGCAGGCTGCACCTTGCCAAGCGTCACCCATACCGTCGGGAGCACGACGCCGGAGGCGTTGGATCCGTACACACCGACGCGGGCGATCAGCCCGGCGTCAGCAAGGATCTCATACGGTACGATCAGACGGTTTCCGTCCCACTCGGATTCCAGCACGTCTACAGTTTTCTTCCTGTTTGTAAAGACTGCCGTCTTCGTCAGGCCGTCCCAGTCGGATGAAAACGCGAATTCGACGCCGACGGCCTTCGCCATGCCCGCCGTCAGAAGCTCCGGCGGCGAGCACAGATGCGCGCAGGCTTTTGTGATGTGGATCTGGATCATGTTATTTCGCCTCCTATGCAATCACTGAGCCGTTCACGAGCAGCTTTCCGGCGCTGTTGCACTCCAGCACGGCCCGAATATTTGTGTTGTAACAAACATAGAACCCCGCCGCCGACATTCCTCTAAACCAGTTGTTTGTTGCTCCGACTGATTCGTTTCTGGATAATGGTGTTACAAATCTCCCGCTCATCCAGATGCCGTATCCGTCTTTTACAATCCTGTCTTGATACTCTCCACTTCCCCCGCTGCCCGGCGGGCCTACGACGTACTCGACGATATAGCTGCCGGAGATCCGCGCGACCTTGACGCGGTCGCCTGCGGCGAAGGTGGCCGACGTGTTGCATTTGTAATGCTTCGTCGTGGCCTCGATTTGCCCCTCCAAAATGAGGGACAGGCCGTCTTCGTAGACCGCGCCGACGGTCGCCAGAAAGTTCTCCGGCAGATTTTCGTCCGGCATCTCGATATTCGTCACAAACAGGCTGTCGATTCCCTCCATTATGCGATCACCGTCCTTTTTGCAGAGTGTGTCATGAGGCTGCCGGCCTGCATCGTGATCGACCAGCCGGTCTCAAGGTAGATGCCTCCGAGGTCGTCGTGCGTCAGGGCGAGGATATCGCCGACGCCGTGCCCCGGCTCATTGAGCGTGTAAAATGTAATGGCGCGCGTAGCAAGCAGCGACTCGTTGCGGCGCTTGTCGGCGTAGGCCTGCAATTCGTCCTGCGAGGCGATATTGTCTACCCGCTCGACGGAGGTAATGCGCATGCCGCGCTTGAAGGTGGATTTTTTGGACGCCGGATTGTCGTTGACGGCGGTTGCCACCATTGCTGCGTCCATATCCGGGTTGTTGCAGGTCACGACGAAAACGTTCGGCGCATCAAAAATGTCCGTTTCGTCCGACCAGTCCGGGCCCGGATGTTTCTCCGGGAGAAACAGGTCCGTCACGCCGTAGCGCCAGTCGATGATGGCGGCGGATGGCTCCTGATACGGTTCGAGGCGGCACACGCCGTCCGCGTCAAACCAGAGGCTTTCGTAATTGATCTCGGACAGCAGCGCGTTCACGATTGTCAGATAGCTTGTTCCAATCGGCCAGTCTTCGCGGTCTGTCGCCAGCACAGCGGCGTTTGGCGTTGCGATCACGAGCGAGATGCCGCAGTCTGTCAGCAGCTTGCGGATCTCGGTGATGTACGACGAGCCAGCGGCAAGATGCAGGATCGTCTCGGTTTTTTGCGTATACACGCGCCAGCAGCGGTCGTAGGCTTCGATCTCTATGCGCGTGCTGCCCGCGCTTCCTTTTTGGCTGACGGTCGCAGCCTGATAGATGCCGAGAGAGTGCTCCGTCCCATTTACGATGATCCATGGCCGCAGCTCGTCCGATTCCCACGCCGCTACGGCATTGGGAAGAAAACTGCCCTTGAGCGTGCCGTGGATGTTCGCGGCGCGGTCGCTCATGATCTGCGGTGGGCTGCCTGTGTCCCATTGCAGTTGCGTGATGGGCGCGCCGTTTCGGAGCACGTCGACGCGGAAGCGGACGTCACGGGTCAAGGGTGATCGCCTCCTCCCGGTTCGTGTGCGAGATGGTGAAGGAATAGCGGCGCATGAACTCGTCGCAGTTGCTCTCGAGCGACGGGAGCGAGCCGATGGCCATGTTTCCGTATCGGTCTTTTAGGCAGACGAGGCGGCCGACAAGGGCTTCCAGCGCGAGGGCGGCGGCCCGCTGCGCGTGCGGCCAGGCGCAGGCGACGGACAGGGCGCGGTCGCGCTGCTCGCTGCGCTCCTCGACGGGGTAGGCAAGGCCCGCCAGATGGACGGTCGAGACACCGGCCGAGAAGCTGGTGCGGTTGGTGCGCAGCTGCGTTTCGGACAGGCGCATCTCGAGCCAGACGCCGGTCTCGAGGTCGCAGATCATGTTGGTCTCGGGCAGCACTTCGACAGTGTCGGAATTGGACACGCTATAGTTGTCGCCGTCTGCATAGCAGCCGCGCACGCGGTAGGTCACGCCGCCGATGCTGGTGTGGTCGACGTACTGCTTTTGCGTGGTGCGGGCGATGGCGACGCCGTCCCGCTCGATCAGATAAAAATCATAGCTGCCTGCGGTCTGCCAGGTCAGCGCGGCCTCATGGGCCGCGTCGACCGACAGCGTGATCGCCTCGCCCTCGGTGTGCGAAACGGGGAGCGCGGCTGCGCTCCACTCGGACCACATGCCGTACTTGTTCTGCACGCGCACGCGAATGGTATAGCTGCCGTCGGCGAGGTAAACAGGGGAGCGCCATGCCTTTTCTGTTCCGTAGACCGTTCCGGAGGCGTAGCCGTTGGAGAGCGTCAGCTGATAGGCTTCCTGCTCGGTGGTCTGCCAGGTGATGCGCGGTCGCGGGCCGGTGGACTGGATCACGATGGACGGTGCGGACGGAGCGTTGATGGCGATAAACTCTGCCTTGTCGCTCCATTCCGACGGCGTGCCGTCTGTGTTGTAGGTGCGCACGCGCCAGTATTTTGTTCCGCTTGTGAATTTGTTCGCCGGAACGTCGTAATACTGGTTTTCTCCCGTGACGGTCGCGAGGGTGTTCCACGTCGTACCGTCGGCGGACCATTGCAGATCCGCTTTACTCTGCGGCGTGCCGGTGGAAATGATGTGCTTCCACGAGAAGCGGTTGGCGATTGTCGCGTCGATGACGATGCCGGAAGGGGAGACGGGCTTGGCCGTCGGGGTAACGTCTGTTGTCGTGATCTCCTGCCATGCGGACGTCGTTGTCGTGCCGCTGTTTGCCGTCACCTTTACGCGCCATTCGAGCGTCCCGGACGGGAATGTGTTTGCCGGTACCGTGCAAGCGGTCGTCGAGCCAGATACGCTTATCGTTTTTGATGTGCTTGCGTTTTTTACGCGCCACTCAAAAACAGCAGCGGTTTGTTTCACCTCTGCGAAGCAAACCTGCGTGAGATCTGTGTCATCCTCGGCGTCCCATGTAAATGTGTTTTTTTGCGCTCGATTTACGAATGCCCCTGCCGATGGTGATAAATTGTCTGCTTTTATGCCGACATTATCATTCGAGTATTCACACGTCAGGAATGGCTTGCGTGTTGACTTTTCTCCGTAAAAAACAGCTTCGCTTGTTCCTGATACAGCGCCACGAAACGCAACGACAAACCCGTTTTCTATCCCTTTTTTTACTTCTTCCTTCTTGACCCTGTATTGTGCCAGATCAAAAACCGCGTTCAGCTGCACAATTTCGTTTAACGCAGTCCACTTTCCATCTGCATGCTCTGAAATCCCGGTATATGTTTGGCTGATTTCCGGTCGCGTTGCATACGTTATCACGCTCGTATCAAATTGGCTTTCCACCGCATTTACATACGTCCAGATTTGCTTGTTCCCATTTCCGCTATCTTCTGTCGGCTGTGCGTAAAACGAAAGAGTTACTTTGCTTACCCGCTTAAACTTGTACGCATCTCCCGGCACAGGGAATTTGATATATATGTTATCCCCTTGTTTGACGTTTCCTGCTTCCCCCGTAAACGGGTCCGCAAACAACTTGTACTGTGCAAGATTTGAGTAGTTTGTATTCGGGTGGTTCTTTGCAACTGCTGTCGACCCACTCGCCTGTACTGTAAAGATCGGCATTTACTTCGCCCCCATTCTGGCTGTGATGCGTGCGTTTTTGGCGATGCGGAGGATGGTGTCGAGGTCTTCGACGTGGTCCACATAGACGGTGGTGTTGTAGGTATCGCCGGATGTGTAGCGCGTTTCGCTTGCTGTCTGGATGCGCGATCCGGACGGCAGGAAGATCCGCTCAAGCCCGTTTTCGTTCACCCGCGTCCAGCCGCCTCTCCAGTTGTCCGTGCCGGCGGCGTTGCCGCCCAGATAGCGGCGAACCCATTCGTCCTCTGTGATGCCGATGGTGGACGGATCGCCGCGGGCGATTGCGTCCTCGTAGGCTTTGGAGAGGTCTGCCGCGCTTTGCCCCCACTGCTGCTCTGTGTAGCTGTCGAGCAGATTTTGGTAGTTGTTTCCGTTTCCGCTGGAGTAGCCGAAACCGAGCGCGTGCGTCATCTGTCCCCAGCCCTCGCTGATGTGGCCGGTGCTGAAGTTGATAACGCCTTTTAAAAGCTCCGCCGCGTCGGCCATGAGCGCCATTACCTTTGCGAGTGGCTGCAATGCCTTGGTCAGCGCCGGGACGCGGTTATTGGAAAGATCGGACATAGGGTTCAGGATATCTCCTACGGTATCCAGCAGCATGCCGAACGAGTCGACAATGCCGGAGTCCTTGAGCGCCTTGCCGCCGTCCTTTACCATGGTGGTCACGTCGCCGTAGAATTCTTCGAGGTACGGGGCGAATTCGGCGGACAGCTGGTTTTTGACGCCTTCCTGCGTCTTTTGCAGGCGCTGGTATGCGTCGTCTACCGCGCCGAGGGCAGAAAGCGCCTCGTCGTCGAGCACATACCCGACGTTGTGCGCCTCGTCTGCGTATTCCTTTAGAGTTTTCGAGCCCTGAATAATCAGAGGATTTAAATCCTGCGCCGAGCGGCCAAAAATGTCCATGGACATTGCATCCCGCTCGGTTTCGTTTTTTACCTGCCCGAGCGCATCAATCGTTTCGTAGAAAACGTCGTTCGCGCTGCGCATGCTTCCGTCAACGGCATTGATGACGGAAACGCCCAACTTATCAAAGGATGCCTTCGCATTGCCCGTGCCGTTCATCGTGTCCTGCATGTTGTTGGTCAACTTTGTCAGGCTTCCCTGCAGGGTGTCGACGGATACGTCGATCAGCTCGGACGCATAGGCAAACTCCTGCAGCTGCTGTGTCGATTGCCCCGTCTGCATGGAAAGCGTGATGATGTTATCGGCAAAGGCGGCGGACTCCTTCGTCATGGAGATCATGGCTTTTTCTGCCTTGATGATCGCCGCTGCGACGGCAGCGAAGCCGCCCGCCAGCGCCAGCGACTGTGTATCGAGGCTCCCCATGGCGTTCATGGAGGACTTCATGCCGTCCGGCAGCTGAATGCCGAGCTTGGACGTCAGGCCATTCACCACGTCGCCGAGGTTGCCCATCTCCTTATTTGAATCGACAAGTGCCTCTTCCGTTTCACCGGTCCGCTCTGACAGATCGCTCAAGCCGTCAGAAAAGTTATCCGCTGCGCCTCCTGCTTCCTGCAGCTTGGCAGTATTCTCGGCCAGAGCCTTCTCCATTTTGACCAGAGCGGCCTCAGCATTATTTAACTGCTGCTGGTACTTTTGGGTCGTTGCGTCGGATTCGCCGTAAGCCGCTGCTGACTTCTGCAGCATCTCCTGCAGCTGCTCAACCTTATCACGCTGCGTCAGGATCTTCTGGTTTAGAACCTCGTTGATCTCTGTCAGGCCCTTGATGCTGTTTTCGTTCCCGGCATAGGTCGTGTTAAGCAGTTTGAGCTTGCTGTCCAGCGTTCCGAGCGCGGCATTGATCTCGGAGATCCGCTGTTTATACTCGGCCTCGCCGTCCAGTTTGATTTTTGTGCTAATGGTGGCGTCAGCCATTTAAAGTCCCCCCGATACAAGATAATCGTGCAACGATAAGCCGGACGGCTTATCCAGATCAACATATCTGCCGTCTGGCATTGCCTGAGATGCAGACCGGCGCGGCGTGGCAAGGGAAAAGTATTCCCGATAGATTGCCATGCACCGCGCCGGCGTCATCGTCCTCCAAAATACAGCCTCATCGTTGTGCAGGACGTTGATCCAAATGTTTAGGTACCACGCGAATCGGATGCTGTAGGGTTCGGCTGCGTGGTCTGTTCTTTTTTTTCGCCGGATTCCTCCGACTGATTTTCGGCCGGACGCTCTGTGTCCGGCTCGTAGACCGCCTGAAAGATCATTTCAATGATTCTGTCAGCGATCTCACCGAAGCGCTTGACCGTCATCATCTTGCCGACATCGCGGCTCGTAAAGCGTTCCGGCCAGCCCTGGTCGTAGGCGTACTCATTCATAGCGGCGGCCACTGTCTCAAGAATGTTTTTCATGGTGCGCTTCCGGGACAGCAGCGGCTCAAGCGTACCGCCGTGCAGCTCCTGTAGGTCTGCCAGGACGTTCATGTTGACGTAAAGCTGATAGGTTTTCCCGCCGTGCTCAAACGGCAGGGGTTTCGGCTGTAAATACATATCCAGCCTCCTTACGCAGTCTTGCCGAGAACGGCGTCGCAGTATGCTTTTGCATCCTCCTCGGAATCACAGGTAGCGATCTCGACGAGGTTGTCGAGGGCGTCAACGAGGAATTCACCAGACGTCACCGGCGTGTTGAATGTGATGTTCTCGCCGAGGGTCTGATAGGTGTGGCTGGGCGGCCCGAAGAGCGCACGGCCAATGAAAATGCAGGTGAATTTCTCCACGCCGTCGATCATGTCAGGCGCGTAGAACGAGACGCCGACATACTGGCTGGTGGATGTCTTGCCGTACCGGACTACGCTGATGGATTTCGTCTTGACGGATCTGGTCGTCTTGATGGCCTTATACAGCAGCACTTGCGCCGCCTCGGTGATATACTTGACGCCGAGCGAGATCGTGCCGCCGGTCGCCTTGCGCATATACTCGGCAAGGGAGCTTTCGGCATACAGACGGCCTTCGGCGTTGCGCAGCTCGAAGTTTGCCGTCATGGCGTCGCCGACCTTTGTGACGTCACTGTAGGTCACAGTATTGCCGGAATCGGATTTCGTGTATTTTGCGGCCTGAATGTACCGCAGATCATATGCAGGCATAGGCTCCTCCTATCTGTTCAAAATGTTAATTGCTTCTTTGCGCATGGCTTCATTTGACGCCGCACGCGCGGCCTTTATGGCCTGGTTCCAATAATGGTCAGCTTTGATCGCGCCGCCGCTTCGCTTCCAGAGCTTTCGTGCTTTTCGGCCATAGTTGAGGACAAAGCCCTTGATATTATAGGGCTGCTGCCGCGCGTCCTTGCCGCGCAGCGTGACGACCATATACGGGACATCCTGCTTGTCGCGCTTGACGGTATTCGGGCGGACAATGTGCCGGTATGTCTCACCAGTGCGGCGGTTGTGGCCAGCGGCCACATAGGCGGATTTTACGCTGTCCAGCAGAACGTCCGCGCCGGCAGACAAAATCGTCTTCAGGTTCGTATCGGTAAAAAGCCGATCAGCTTTCAATTCCTTGATGATATCCTGCGCCTTTACCTCGGCTTCAAATTCCGCCATGTCAGATCACCTCAAACGGGATATCCGTGTAATACGTCATGGTCTGCTCATCGAAGCTCTGCTCATCCTGCCCGACCGCGACGCGGCCGGCAATGAGCGCGGCGATGATCTGCGCCGACAGCGGATCGTTTTCCGTCTGCGTGGCCACTGTGACAACGCCCAAATTGACCGTGCAGATCGGCGCGCCCTCCGCCCGTTCCGACCGCGTCCCGGTCGGCGTCCAGACGACATAGCGCTCCTCGCTCGGGCTCGCCTGCACCTTGTAAACGCTGACGGCCTCCGGAACGACGGTGTCCAAAATGGACTCAATCTTCGAGTAGCTCATATTTGCCCTCCGGCTCGGTCAGGCTCAGCGTCGTACATGGCAGGCCATTGTCGTCGTGCCCGTACTGCGCCTGATCGATCTTGTAGATGTGGCGGCCCTCATAGCCCGTCAGGCTGACATACTGATCGGACGTGATCGGCGGCTCATCCATGCCGCGCGGGACGCAGACGAGCTTGACGATCTTGCTGTTGGCCTGTTTGCCCGCGTAGTAGCGCGAGGCATAGACCTCCTCCTCGGCGTAATAGTACGATGTACCGGGGCCGAGCTTGGCCAGCAGCGGCGAGGAGCCGGGGCGAAGATCATGGACATCGAGAATCTGATCGTAGATCATGGTGATACCTCCCGCATCTTCTGCTGCAGCAGCTTATCGTGCAAATACGATCTGAGGCCGGACGGCAGCGGATTGTCCGCGGTCGTGGCGCGGCTGCGATACATCCATGCGGCGACGCGGGCGACGAGGCCGTTATCCTCATCGCTCGCGGAATCAAGCGTAATACCCTTGGTTTCGATATACCGGGCAGCCTGCGCAAGCAGGTTGCCCAGATACGCGGCCTGATCGTCGCTGATCCGCATCAGGCCGAGATCCACGCAAAGCAGGTCGATTTGCCTCGACGTGTTCACACAAGGCTCAGACAATCAGGCCGCCTCCTTTCTTACGCGCCGGCCGTGCAGGTCGCAGAGCCGAGCTTGACAGCCTTGCCAGCACTGTCGATCTCCACGACCGTGATGACATTCCCGGTCGCGGCTGCGACCGCAGCCCCGGAGGTCATCGCCGTCCAGCTGGCGTCCAGCTTCTCACCGGCTTCGACCGACAGCGGAGCACCGGCGAGCTTATAACGGAGCTTGTTCGCGCTGGCATTGCCTGCGACCGTAACGGTAGTCTTGCCGGACGCACCGGCCGCCGTCGTGACGATCAGAGCGCCGAGGCCTTCGTTTACGTAGTCGGCACCGAACGTAATGGTCGTCTTCGGCGCGGTATTTTTGTAGTTGAACAGCACAAACGCCTCGCCGATTGCCGGCTTGCCGTCGTAGCGGGCAAGGCCCTTGAAGCAGGTCATGTTCTGCAGCCACTTGACGCTCGTATTGGCCTCAATGACCATGCCTTCGCGCTCTGCCAGACTGTACAGAGAACCGAAGCCGCCGCAGACATCGTAGTCCTGCATAAAGTCGAGTTCGACAAACGTGCCGCCGATGACGGGCATCGTGTCGCTGACACCGGCGACCAGAGCTGCAGCCGAGTTGAAGTTCAGGCTGCGTGCCACGATATCGAGGTGCGTTTTACGGTTGCAGAACCACACTGCGCGGCCGTCCGAGTAGTTCGGGGACGGGACGCCGGTTGCCTCGCAGAGTTTCTGGAAAAACTCCTCGCCGTACTTTGCGCCGAGATCCAGCTTGAGGATATGGCTCTCGTGCAGATCGCTAAACGTGCCCTGATTTGCGCCCCACCATTCCGGCTTGGACGTCGCGGCCAGACGAGTGATGATACCGACGGGCATCTTGGTACCGGTGCCGTAGATACCAGCCTTATCCAGGCTCTTTGCGATGGACGCGGCCAGATACTGCATAACCGTGGTCAGGAGGGCGAGATCCGTGTCGTCGGACAGCACATAGTTCGGCAGAGCAATGTAGCCGCCGACCATAAAGCCGTCCATAGTCAGCTGATAGAAATTGATATCAAGCTCATTCATGGCGGCGTCCATTTCCGTCCAGATTGCTTCCGGCGCGACGCCTGCAATGTTCTGGCGGCTGGTGCCGCCAACGGCCATCACGGAAATGTGCGGCAGGACGCGGGACGACTGATAGGTCAGATCGCGCAGGAGCGGCAGCAGATTGTCGGGGATACCGAGCTCTGCGCCGCTGGCGCTGCGCTGCGACGTGCGAAGGGCGCGGATGTTGGACAGGAAATCGCGGGTTTCGGGGGCCTGCAGCAGAGCGTCGCGCTCCTGGTAGGTCAGGCCGAGCCAACGGCGCTCGGGGTTGGTCATGGGCATGGTGTTATTACTCCTTTCTGCTGCCGGTGCTGCCGGCTGGCCTGCCGCCGGAGGCGGCGTCTGGGCAGCCTCAAGGCTGCGGATTTCTTCGGTCGTTGCGTCAATGCGGGTCTGCAGCTCTGCGATGGCCACGACGTTTGCGTTGCGCTGCTGCTCAAATTCGTCGATGGCGGCATCGACAGCGGCGCGATCCTCTTCGGTCTGCGCGGCAGCAATATCCGCCTCAAGCTCATGCTCGCGGGCCGCGAAGGCGTCGCGTTCGCTGACCAGTGTTTCCATCTGCGCCTGCATACTGCGCAGATCCTGCTGGCGTCTCAAGATTTTAAGTGCCATTGTTACCTCCAAGTTTCTTTCTTGCCGACGCGCGCCATGCTTCGCAGCGGCGCCGGTTGATTTCCTCCAGATCCTGCTTTCTGGCCGATACGCTCGTTTCGGTGTACGCTGGGAATGTGCAGACGCTCACCTCATACAGCGGGTCTACCTCCTCGATTTCCCAGCGATACTTGCCGCTGCCAAGATCAACAAAGGTCTCACGCTTGATCTCAAAGCCGAAGCTGCACTGATCGACGTCGCCGCGCTGGACCCGCGCGTACAGATCCATCGCCGCGCTGTCCTGCCGGTTGATCTTGACGGATCCCCACAGGCCGCGGGCATCCTGCCGCAGCGTCAGTGTGCCGGACTTTGTGCGGCCAAGCACAAGCGTCGTGTCGTGGTTGATAAGGGCGCGGACGTCGCCGGCAACGCTGTTGTCAAACGCGCCGGGCTTGACGATCTCGCTCGCGCCGTCCCAGAGCGGATACTCCGAGTTAAAGACGGCAAAGTAGCCCTCGATGTATAGATCGTCAGCCGCTTCGCGGGTGGTAAACTGCTGTGAGCAGCTGCGAATCTGGCGCGCAGTGCGCTCATTCGGCATTGTCATCGCCTCCTTGCTCCAATTTTTTCTGTTTACTGATCATCTTGGCTGGGATGTAGTTCTCAAGGATGACGCGTTCGTCTAGTCCGTCAACAGGGGACATATCCAGCCAATCGCGGCACTCGTTGCCGCTCATGATACCTTGCACATACAGCCCGCTGGAGACATCAGCCAGATCCTTGAGCGTGTAACTGTACAGGCGGCGGACGGACATCTTAAAATACCAGTCCGGAGACAGCAGCAGCTTGCGCGTCAGCTCCGAGCAGATAATGTTCGCGATGGACGTCGCCGTTGTCCGGATCATGTGGTTGTGGTCGGCGTCGGAGTAGTTGCCGACGCCCAGCATATACGGCGTCACACCGACGATTGCTGCGACCTCCCGTTTGTCCAGTTCGACGCCGTCCTTGAGCGCAAGATCCGAAAGGCTCAGCGGTTTTACCTGCTGGATATCCATAAGTTCCGCCGGAATGATCCACGGCGCGCCGGCCTCGGAGTTTTGCAGATACTCGGACATCAGCCGCTTGCGGCCCGCTTCGTCCGAAAATTCGTCGGAAAGGCCGTCGACCTTGACGATGACGGACGGCTTCCATTTGTCGGACATAAAGCCTTTTTTCGTGGCGGACGCTTGCCGGAGGTTGCCGGTCACGTCCCGCAGGCTTGCCCGGAGGCCAAGCCCAAGCCACGGCTGATCCGGGTCGGGCCTGTACTTAAAGTGCAGCACATCAGCAGGGTCGTACACCTTTCCGCGCCACGTCACAAAGTAGGTCAGGCCGCCGTCCGCGCTGGCCACTGTCGCGCCCGGCATCGGGGTCAGGTCGACCAGTAGGCCGCCCTGCGTCTGCGGCAGGACGAACGCGCTGCCGCACGGGGAAAGAAGCATTGTTTCAACGATCCATTCAACCCAGTCCTTTCGGCCGCCGTACCGCCATGGATGAATATCGACGAACCGGCTGAGTTCATTGCGGACGCGAATGTCGCCGTTCTCTGCGTTGCGGAACAGCTGAATCGTCGCGTTGCTGACGATATCCGCCAGCCCTCCGACCGCTGCCAGAACATCAGGGCTGTCAACCAGCCGCCGGTACCCTGTCACAGCCAGCGTGTCAGAATTGGACACCAGCCACTGCAGGCAGGACTGGTCGCTTGCAGCGCTGCGGCGCTGCGGTTTCACTTTCAATCGGCATCAGCCTCCGTTTCATGCTGGGCACTGCTGTACCAGCCAGCGCCCTTGCTGCTCTCGCTCAGATCATTCAGATAGGCGCAGGCCGCGAAGACCGCGCAGTCAAACACGTCAATGCGCAAGTTCGGCTCGATTTTCTGGTACTGCACCATGTCGTCAGCTTTTTCAACACCGGCGACGTTCTGCACGCAATACTCCATCGGTTCAGCGTGCATATAGTAGAGTGTGCCTTGCTTCGCGGACTTTTCGAGATAGCGGAACCCCTCGGATTTGAGGATAAAGGTTTGCATTTGCGCCTTGACCGGGAAATGCTCCTTTTTCATCTCGACGAAATACTCGCGGCAGAATTTCGGATCGTGTCCGATGCGGCGAAGCCTGAAGCCTTCGGCGCGGCGCTTCTTGAACCAGCGGACAATGTCACTGTAATTCGTGACTTTGTCGTTGGTCATATCCAGCCAGCCATCGTCTTTCCAGCCAAACAGCGGGATTTGATCCTTGTTGGCCTTGATCTCCGCCGCTGGCCGCGGGAACCAGCAATGCGGGATGATGATATCGACGCCCTTGTAATGGCCGAACAGGCAGCAGGCTGTCAGGTCGTGCATCTTGGAAAGGTCAGCGCCGCCATACCATTTGATTGGCAGGCGTGCGAGCTGTGCCAGCGTCCAGTTGTATTTCGCGTCGGACTTGCGCCACTCGGTAATATCGAACCAGGCGCGCAGCGCGGCCGTGAAGATATTAAGCGAGGTATTCAAAAACTCAGGACGTAGCTGCGGATCTGCTTCGGCCTGCGCGGCGTCGTTGATCATCGCCTGCGGGCGGATGCTGTAGCCCCAGCCGGGGCTTGCGGCCTCCAGCGCCTTCGGGTCCAGCAGGTCAACGTCGCCATTCTCGTTGGTCGGGGCCTGCGCGATAAAGATAAAAATCTCATCCGCATATGGGTCCTTGATCGTCCCGTCGAGGATCTTCTTGCAAAACTCCACGCGCTTCGCCAGAAAGCCGAGTGCGTTCGCGCCACCGGAAGAGATGATGATAACGAGCTTGTTGGTGTAGGCCTTCGTCGCGTCGCGAAGCTTCTGGAACTGCTTCGGCGACTTATACACGTGCGCCTCGTCACAAATGACGATGTTGGCATTAAAGGAGTCCTGCTTGTCGGGGTTCGCGGCCAGCGCGTTGATGGAGATAAAGCCGTCGCCGATATCGCCGACAATGGAGTGCTCCATATTGTTGTCCGTGATGCGCAGGCCGCGTTCCGCATCCTCCTTGACGGTCACGCCCAGCCGGTTGACGTTATACTTCAAAAAATCGAAGCCTTCGAGCGCCTGCTTGAGCGCGCCGCCGACCTCATAGACCTTGGAGCCGGATCTGCGCTCATACAGGGCCAGCGCCCACGCCAGCGATGCAGCAAATGTGGTCTTGACGTTTTTTCGGGGGATAAAGTCAAGGGCTTCTTTAAATCGGCGCTCACTGGTGCCCTTGAGATAAAAGCCCATGACATTGAAGCAAATAAACTTGTGATAGGGAAGCAGATAAAACGGTGTGCCGCGCAGCGGCCGCGCGTCCAGGAACTCACCCTGCTGGTGGCAAAGCGTCGTCTCGATGATCGCGATGATCTCACAGGCCGGTTCCGGCCGGAAGTCCCACCGGCAGGACGCCAGATCGTTGAGATATCGGCGGCAGGCCAGCACGATCCACTCACAGGCGACGATCTCACCGCTGAGCACCTTGTCGACGTATGCGTCAACGTCGCGCTGATACTCTGCCGCGTGCTCGACGGCGTAATCGTGCGCATCGTCAAGCAGCTGCTCAATCTTTGCTTTGTCCTGGCTCACGCTCTGCTTGCTGCGGGCCTTATTCAGGCCGGTCGGCGTCAGACCCAGCTGATTGCGCAGGCCCGTGACCGTCGCACGGAGGTTTTCAACGACCGTCCAATTTGGGTCCTTCGCCGTGTACTCGCTGCCGGTCTTGTTGGTCAGGGTCGCAACCATCAGGCCGCCCGCTTTCTTCCACGCCTTCTCCGCGCGGCTGAGCTCGCGCTCCGTCTTGGCCAGCTGCTTGATCGTCGGCTCGAAAATCTGGTTGTAGGTGCCGACGGCCTGCATATCGGCGCGGATCATATCCTCTTTGGCCAATTCATCACCTCGGGTATTCTCCGGCCGGCTTCTCCAGGCGCGGCGATGAACCGCGCCCAGCGTTCCCACACGAGGGCCGGAGGAAAGAGGACAAACCTCCGCGCCTGGAGAAACCGGTCGGCCCAGGACGCGCGCCCGCGTCGTTTGCGCGCGCGTCCTGCTCGCGTATTTTCTTGTCGCTTACCCCCTCCCGCTATTTTCCGTCCGTCGGAAAGAGTCCCCCAGCCCGGTGATCTGGGTCCTTTCCGTTTTTGACTTTCGAGGGGGGGATACTCGTTTCTGCCAGGCCAACCCGGTCGGCGTCAGCTTCCCGGTCGACCGATCGTGGAAGCTGTTGTGCGCCTGCTGGCTGATCGAGATCAGATTCCACTCGGCCCACTGCAGCTCCGGGTAATCCTCGACCGGGTAGACGTGATGCACTGTCGTTGCCTCGACGCGCCGGCCATACCGCAGCGCCTCACGGCACAGGCCTTTGTCCCGGCGAAGGATCCGCGCCCGTAGCGCCAGCCATCGTTTGCTCTTGTAATCCATCGGCAAAAAGAAAAGCGCCGTGACCCTGAACGGATCGCGGCGCATCTGCCAGCCGGCTATCACCTCGGCTGCATAACAAAAGCGCCAAACGATCCGACCATCATGGTCAAATCATTTGGCGCTGGCACTAGCACGTTGGCTTTGGCTCTGGCTCGTATTCACGTTTACGACTGTCGCTTTTTTGCAGTGCTTGCAGTAAAGCGGGAAGTCGATCAGCCTGGATGTCGGCAGCACTCGCTGCTGCGTCGGCCTGCCGCATAGTGGGCAGATCAGCTTGTCATCCGCTGACACCAACAGTATATCACGCACAGTTTTGTTTTGCAAGACTTTTATCCACCCTTTCCGTTATTTATTGATTGTTTCGAGCCGAAAATGTTTATCCCGGTTTGATTTTTGACCCAGCCGAAGGTATACCCAAAGTCGCCGTACCGGTTGTCCTTGCGTTCGGCTGACAGCTGCACAACATTATCCGGCGGCTCATATCGTTCGCCTGGCTCCAGCGTCCGCTCCAGCACGACGGGCTGCGCAAGTCCCTTTGATGGTGTGTACATCCGCGCCTGCCATCTGGCCCGGCCAGTCTTGCGCGGCTCCTTTGTCATGTACATCGCGACCTTATGATAGCAGTCGATCTCGTAATGCCCCGGCCCTTTGTCCGGACCGAACATTTCTATATACTCGGACAGTTGCAGCGAAGGACTGCCCCGGATCGGCCGCAGGCCAAACTGGCGGATCGTCTCAATGTCCATGCTGCCGTATAGCCACAGCTCACGGATCAGTTCCGCATTGCCGCCGTCTGCTGGCAGGATCATGTGATGATGGATACGCTTGTCGCCGTGCTCGCCCTCTATGACATACACATAATCATAGGGCAGACCGCGCGCTTTGCGCGCCGGGCGATACCGCGCGAAGAATGCGCGCAGCCGCCGGGCGGCGATATCATAGTTCGGCGGCAGGAAATCGTCCGCATAGGTCGTGGTAACGAACAGATCGTCCAGCGTGAAGTTTGCCTCAATCAGATGCTCCAGCTTTTGCACGGATGACTTGTCGTTGAGATACTGCTGGTACGGTGCCGTTTCATCGGCGCGGCCGGAGCGCCGTCCGGTCGGCGGCCGGATCGAAGCGCTGTCAATCGCGCGGTAGCACGGCCCTGCATAGATCTCCTTGATCGTGCGCGAATAAGGGATCGCGATCACCTCCTGTTTTGTGTTGGCTCGCCGCGTAGGGGGACGCGGCGAGCCTATATCAAACCGGCCCGTTCCCCGCAGCAGCTGCCATGGCAAGCAGCTGTTGCCATAAGTCCATGAAATATAGCAGCCGGTTGATATCAGATCGTCAGCGTCTGCGTTTATGCTGCCGCGCCGGTTTGCTATAGTGCGTCGGCAAAATAAACTCGTTGCGCAGATCAAAGGGGACGAAGGCGTCGCCGCAGGCGATCCGAAGGACAGAATCGATCCGCTCCTTGTGGAAGTCCGCCTCTTCGCTGCCGTTCCATGCGGCCCGGTGCGCATCGTCAAGTTCTGCAACCTTGGCCGCAAGCCGCCGCATTCGTTCAGGCCCGAATCCGAATTCGAGCGCCAGCGCACACAGGATCAGATCCGCGCCCTTCTGCACTCCGGCGTCAAACGCATTGGCCATGCCGTTGCGCCTGACCTCATCCATGCGCGTCATAAAATCAGCCATTGTCCGCGCCCCATGACTGAATCGTGCCAAGCATCGCATCCTCCACGGCGCAGATCTTTTTGCACGTGGCGCGAATGCTTCTAATCAGCAGCAGCCCGATCACGATCCACTCGATCAGCGCCGCCAGTGTCAGAATCTCAATAATCATGCCGTTCCTCCTTTACCGTCCGGGCAGCGCCAGCCTCGGCGGCCAGAGCTGCCTGCCATACCGCATCCACAGATCTGCCGCCTCATTGCGCTGGATGCCGAGCGCCATGAGCCGCTTGATGTACCGTCGTCTCATTTTTTCTGTTTCCTCCTGTAATAGCTTCGCCGCGCAGCCTCCCGTGATTGCTCCCGGTGCAGTTTCGCCCAACGACCGGAAACGGACAGCTCCGGCCACGCTTCCGCCGGTGAGATCTCCACGCATTCGTCCGGCCGGATGATTACGCGCTTGCCGGCCCGCTGGAGGACATAAAAGTATCTGTTGCTGTACGGGTCATTCAGCCTGTCTGCCACAACGATCTCACCGACCGCGGGAGCCAGATGCGGGTAGATGGGAATGTGCCGCTTGATGCGGATCACGACGCGCTTTGTATCGTCACCCATCATGCGGAACCCCGAAGCGATCAAAGGTACACAGAAGTGCGTTTGTCTCATCACGAAAAGCAATGCTCTCCGGGTCAACTCGTTTGACGCAGTCAGAAAACTCAACAATTCCGACAACTTGGATTTGATCGCCGCAGATGCGGCGCTCCCAGCAATGGAAATATCCATTCCTTTGGCCGACTGTACAAGACCTACTTTCCCACTCAACTGCAAATCTTGCGTCGCCCATGGATGCTACCTTTGCGGCTCGCTTACTCATCATACTCGATCACTCCATCGCGGACGCTCTTGACGTGCCGGTAGCGAATTTCCGTGCCGGAGTCCACATGCGCCACCAAGCAGGACATTCGAGCAAAGGCCTGCGCACACTCTTGCATCGATATGGCCATTCGCAGCATATGATACGTAAGCCCTCTGGATTCTGCGGCTGCCGCTGCCTGATTGCGTGACAAATGTAGCCGTCCCATACATAGCTTGATAAACCGTTTACGTGTCATCCATCTTCTCCTTTCCGTTCGCCTCGGCTGCAAAAGGCGCAACGTCGGCGGCGGGCATGGTGCGTAGAGTGCTGATAACCCATGCAATCAGACTTTCCTCCCGAGATGTCTGCAAGTCTCCAATGTGTCGTCGGATCAGACCAATTGCCGCCGAGCGGCGGATATATGCGTCGCTCATGGATCATCTCTCCTTTCCGGCAGCGTGCCAGGAACCGACATTGCCTGAAGGAAGCGGATCCGTCGCTTCAGCCGCCCTTTTTCGGCGATCAACTCTCTGATTGTTGTTCCTGCTGCGCGAATGATCGCGCAGCCGTGAATGCCGCAGTTACCCTGTATGTACGTGCCGCGAGATCCGCTTGCCGCAAAAAGCTTTGTGCCCTCAGCGTAGTCGGCGATCTCGTTGATGATTTCACGCCCGCGGGCAGTCGGGATATAATCTGGTTCGGAGAGTTCGTTTTCCAGCAGCTCGACCATAAGATCGACCATGTCGTTTCGATCTTTTATCATGCGTCGTCCTCCTCCGGCAGCCGCACCCAGCCGGTGCAGACTGCATCAATTTTCGCGCCGTGGCGTGGAAAATACCACGCGTCCAATACGGCGTCATAGACTGCGTCGCTATGTATTGCAGTACTGCCACAGTCAAAGCTGCACCAGTAGTGGCCGGACGCGGGCGGTGTACCGGTGCGCCACTTCGGCGGCTGGTCGGATTCCAGCAGTTCCGACAGCGGGACGACCGGCCACGGCTGGTCGATGTTGCCGACGATATAATCCGCGGAGCACTGCAGCTGCTTGGATACCTTGGCCACGTCGACAAAGCGGGGTTCCAGATCGTTGCGGTAAAAACTGCGATGGTCAAGATCCTTCCCTGCCGCCCAGCTGCGCAGTTCCTCGACCGACACCGAAGAATAGGACGAAATATCGATTTTCGTTTTGTCCGACAGCCCGGCGGCATCGGCGGCAGCAAGCCAGCGCCTCGCCTCCGCAATAAACGCCTGTTTGACCTTATCCGCGGCCTTTTTGGCTGCTGCTTCTTCCTTGTCTTTTCTCTGCTGGTTGGCGGCAGTGCGGGCCGCTTTCGCACGGCTGCACATACTGTCGCAGGCGTTGTATCCGCTAGCCGTTCTACCATTGCGGCAGGTCCAGCAGCATTTTGAGCCTTGGCACATATCGTAGTAATTGCCCAAATCGTGCCGCAGGAATGCGTCTCCGCGAGCAGACGGGCAGGTAAGGCCATCGCCGGCCGGGCACACACCACAGGGCAGCCACTTCGCCCCGGTTTTTGCGCGCTCTCCAATTCTTTGGACAGCTGCGGATGCCGGAAGATCGTCCTTGCTCATGCGAGGGAACAGGCCTGCCAGCCGGTCCTGTAGCCCGCCGTCGAGCCGGCTCAGCTCCAGCGCCTGCGCATCGTTGAGCGTTCCCTTGCGCCACATATCGAGCAGCGGCGCCCGGAGGTTTGTCTGAATGGCATGCAGATTCGCCAGCTTCGTCCGGCTGATCTTGCAGGCCTGCGCGACGTGGTCGCGCATCCGGCCGGGGAATTCCACGCCCTGCTCCTTGAGCTGATACAAAAGCTCCTCCACGCGGGCGGCCTGCTGGGCCAGCTCCGGCGAGGACAGAACGCGCGATGTGGCGTTCGCCCAGATCAGTTCCAGTTCCTCCATTTCCGCGCTCTGCGGGCTGCGGATGAAACAGGGAACCATGCGCAGATCCTTGCGACCCTCCTTGACCAGCTGCCGCACCGCTTCGCATCGGCGATGCCCGGAGATAATGCGGTATTTATCGCCGTCCGCCTTGCAGACGCTCGGCGGGTCGAGAATGCCGGAAATCTCGATGCTGCTCTTGAGATCGTCAAGATCCTTTTTGCCGACCTTGTAAAAGTTTTTTTCGTTGGCCTGCAGCTGGTCAATGTCAATCATTGTGACCGTTCGGTCGGTGTCCGATTTGGACACGGCTGCGGCGTCTCCGAACAGCGAGGTGATATCAAAGCCCTTAGCCATCGATCAATCCCTCCTGCGACAGATACTCGCGGACGAAGCGGCGGTAATCGATGCCGGTCGCAGACTTGGGGGAGAAAACCGTAATCGGAGACCGGTCGAAGGTTGAGCCGTCAACCTTGCCGCTGCGGCGGATCACGCGCTGGAACACCGGCAAGCCCTGCACACTGCGCAGCTGCTGCTCTGCGGCGTCAACGCCGTCCGCCCGCGTCCGCATGGTGATGAGCGCACCGGCCAGCCGGAGCTTGGGATTGATGCGCTGCATATTCTTGATCTGCGCGAGCAGGTTGTCCATGCCGAGCAGGGCAAAGGCGTCCAGCTTGATCGGGATGATGACTTCATCCGCCGCGCGAAGTGCGCAGGCCGCCGCTGCGTTGAATGCCGGCGGGCAGTCGAAGATCACAAAATCATACGCTTTGTCTTCGCGGACCGCGTCGACCAGATCGGACAGCGCCCGCGCGTGAACACGCCCTTCGCCGGGCGCAGCCAGCAGCTGCGACGCATCGAGGGCCATCAGGGACGCATCCGCCGGCAGAATGTCGACGCCTGCGGACATGGCTGTCCATGATATGTAACTCTCGTACTCCGGATAGACCGGATCAGTCAGCAGTTCCGACAGGGTGCAGCACTCCTCTTCCGAGCCGACGAACCACGTCAGATTGCACTGGCTGTCACAGTCGACCAGCAGCACCTTTTTGCCGTGGTCACGCGCGAGGATCGCAGCCATGTTTGCGGCGGTGATCGTCTTTCCGACGCCGCCTTTCAGGTTCATAATACAAATTGCTTTCATGTTGTCCTCCGTTTTTCAAAATGGAATTTCCGAATCCGGGATATCGATAGGCCCCCATTCGCCCGGCTTCATGGACGCCTGCTGATACCGCGGCTTCGTGGGCTGCGGCAGGGAGCCATGCTGCGGCTGACTGGAGCTGCGGCGGAAGGTCTGTGTCTGGCCGTCGAAGTCCAGCTTGACGCCGATGTTGCTCTCGCCCTCCTTGTTCTTTGCCACGCGCAGCAGGCGGCGGCTGTTGGGTGCGTCCTGGTCTTCGCGGTACAGGAGCATGACCACGTCCGCGTCCTGCTCGATCTGGCCGGATGAGCGAAGCGACGACAGCGTCGGCGGCGGGATCTTGCCGCTTTTGCCGCGCTCCGGGCGCGACAGCTGCGACAGCGCAATGATGGGAATGCCGGTCTGCCTGCCAAGCTGCTGCAGGTCGCTGGAGATCTGCGAGACGTTTTCGTAATCGCTGGCGTAGCGCGAGGATCTGACCGGCTTGATCTTTTGCAGATAATCGACCACGATCAGGTCAAAATGCCGCGACAGCGCCCAGCTGCGAATGTCCTGTACGGTCATGCCGCTGGCCTCAATCAACTGGAGCTTCGGCCCGGCAAGCCGCTCACTGATTGCCGCCATCGTCTCCCAATCGCTTTTGTTGAGCGTGTTCAGCTTGAGCTTTGCCAGCCCGATCTGCGCGACCGATGCGACAATGCGGTCATAGAGCTTGTCTTTGTCGGTTTCGTAACTGAAAAAGCCGACTTTCTTTTTCTCGGCCATGCGAAAGGCCGTGCTGAGGGCAAAGGTGGTTTTGCCGTCCGAGGGATAACCGCCGATGACGACCATATCGCCCGGCCCTGCATAAATCGCGTCGTCCAGCTCCTGAATGCCCCAGCGCAGATACTCCTTCTTGACGTCCGGATCATGCCGGGAGAAAAAGTCCTGATAGGCCTCGGCCATCGTCGCTGTCCGGACGCCGGGGCGGCTGACCATGATCGCGTTTGCCCGGTCGAGCAGCTGCGCAATATCGTCCTCGGATTCCGCACCGAGAATTTCTGACGCGAGATCCTTGAGCGACATGAGCCGCGCCCGCTGCTTTAAGATCCGCACATACTCGCCGACATTGGCCGCCGTCGGCGTGGTCTGCATCAGCTTGGACACAAGATCATACATGGCCGTGTTCTTCCCGCCGCCCGTGACCTCGGCCAGCACCGTGACCGCGTCGATCTTGCGGTTGTCGGCATACAGGTGCGTGATCGCGTCGAAGATCATGCGGTATGTCGGCTGCGTGATGTACTCCGGCCGGACCTCGGCCAGCACCGCGCCAACACAGCGGCTGTCGATCAGCATGGAGCCAAGCACGGACGCCTGCGCGTCCAGCAGGTTCTGCTGATCCAGCGCGGATCTGTCTACAGCCATCGCGTCCCCTCCGTGTCGACCGTGCGCGAAGGCGCGGCCGGAACCGGCTTCCGCTCCTCATCCGTCCAGCGCTGCTGGTTGAGATACGTCGAAGCGTGTGGGATGCCGATGCCCCTCTGCCACTCCTCGGACGCCATCTGCTGCACAAGGCAGACGGCAATGTGGTCGATCAGCGCGTCGTCCGGCTGGAGCTTATCCCAAGCCCGGATCGCGGCCTGCCGTCCCTCCCCGCGGGGATAGAATTTCCAGAAGCCCTCAAAGCGCTCCGGCTTCCAGTCGGCCGTCGCCTTCGGCTCCGTTTTGCGCTTTTTCGGGCGCTGGCCCCCTTGGGGGGCTTTAGGGGGTTTATCTTGTATATTATCTAAATCATTATATATACCTCCACTTTTTTGCGGAGGGGGGGTGGACTTTTCGGTGGAGGGGGGTCTCCGCAATTCTGCGGAGGGGGGTAGCGGCAAAGTCTGATAGATTCTCCGCATGGTAGCCCCTGTTTTGGGATCGTTGGACAGCTGGATCACGATGTATCCGGCGTCTGCCAGCGCGGCCACCAGACGGCTGACCGACTTCGCGTTCCACTTGTGCCCCTCGGCCAATTCCTGATTACTGGCGTCGCAGTAACCCTCTTTCCCGACGAAGTGCATGAGCGTCGTGATCTCGCCATAGAGCAGCTTCGCGTTCGCGCTCAGCGCATCGTCATAGAGCACCGGGGCCGGGATATTGGCCCAGTAGGCCCGCACCTGTTTTTCTGCCAAAAATCATCACCTCCGCCCCTTGCATTTTAGGGAAACTCATGGTAAGATATAAATGCTTTCATGTTGTCCATTTCGGACGACAGTGACCGTGCAGCTGTTCCAGCAGCTGTGCGGTCATTTTTTTGCTTTCTGGAGCTTGTTCTGATAGGCACGGATTTCTCCCTCCTTGCGCGTGGTGTAGTTGTTGCAGGCCCGCTTGATCGTGCCGAAATAGCAGCCCTTTGTAAACTGCGCCGTCTTTTCGTCGTAGATAAAAGTCGCGTGATCGAGCTTGCTGCGCGTACCGAGGACGATATACCGGCCCGGCGATACCTTGGACTGTAACAGGATGTCATATCCGTCGAATTTGTTGGGAACCATAAAAAATACCTCAGATCATACTGTAATTGGCCAAAACCGGGAACACGATTGCGACAAACGCAATCCCGCCCAGGATCAGCGCGTTGTTGAATGCTCGGAACATGTCCATACCTCCCTCCTGCGAGATAGGACGGAACGCTTAACGCTGGCGGTATGTGACAGCCATTGCGTACTTGATAATGTCCTGCAGCTCCTCCACGATCCGGTCATACTCCGGCCGCTCCTGCTCATCGATCACGCCGTCTCTGGCGATTGCGATCAAGCGCCGGTCCGTCTTGTTGTCTGCGAACGCATAGACCGCGTCCAGCAGCTGCAAAACCGCTTCTGGCAGAGCCAGATCACCGGTGTCCGGGATCAGACGCTGCGCGATCTCACTGGTCTGCCGCAGGTGCTGATAACACAGATACTGCGCATCGTAGATCTCCGACATACGGACGACGGTGTCAGAATTGGGCACACGCTCGCCGGATTCGTATTCGCGCAGGCTGCGCACGTTGATCGGGATCTTTGCTGCGGCGGCTTCCTGCGTCAGTCCGCGGGAGATCCTTGCCGCCCGGTAAATATTCTGCTGCATCCATACCTCCATCGGCAGCACTTCCGCCGCCATACACCCGGCACCGGGGCCGTCTCGGCCTTGCCCGTGCCGGTCAAACCTGATACCATGTCACCATGGATACGTGATCGCCTCGCGCACATCTTCAATCGGCACCGTCAGGCACCGCAGAAGCCGCAGCGTCTTATCCATGTACCGCGTCGGCGAATCCATCAGCCGGTAAAGCGTCGCCTGGCTGACCATCGCATAGGTGCAGGCCTGCTCGATCGACACGTGCTGCGCGGACATTTCGCCGCGGATACGCATCCGGAGCAGATAATCGGTATTCCGGTCGACCTTAGCCTTTGCCATGTTCCGGCCCTCCCGAGCGCCAAACCACGCTGTCGCCATCATTCAAGTACCTGCAAATGTCGCGCTTGAATTTCTCGCCGTTGCCGTGCTTGCACATCGTCCGGTAAAAAACATTGATGATATAAGTCGCTGCGATCAGCAGATCCATATAGCTGCCATGTAGGTCCACAACGCTGTTTGATACGCCGTCAATGCCGATCTCAACATGCAGGCGGGGCTTGCTGTCCTTGCCCATCTGGTGCATCCTCCTCTCTGTACAAATCGTCGATCGTGCAGTCTAAGGCATTGGCCAGCAGAGGAAGCAATGCTGCGGCCGGATAGCCGTCTCCGCGCTCCCATTTGCCAACGGCCTGATAGCTTACGCCTACACGCGCAGCGAGTTCGTTTTGCGACAGGCCTGCACTCACACGTCTACGTCTTAAACCTCTCGTTGTTCTCACCTCCGTTCGCAACCTTAGGTTGTATTTGCATTATAACGCTACTTTTAGTTGCTGTCAAGCCCTTTTTTATTGCAAGCTGCAACTATTAGTTGTAATATTTTCATAGGTGATGCTTATGTTTTGTGATAACCTTCGTGCTGCACGAAAAAAAGCTGGCTTTAGCCAGCGCGAAATTGCCGAAAAGCTGTATGTCTCGGCACAAGCTGTTGGCAAATGGGAACGTGGAGACGCTACGCCCGGCCCAGATGCAATTATGCAGCTGGCTTCAATCCTCAACGTGTCGGCAGACGAATTGCTAGATGTGCAAATAAAAAAAGGCCCTGCCGAGCTTCACGCCGACAAGGCCCAAAAGGCATATAACATTATTCGCTCACTGCCGGAGGACAGGCAGACTGAGGCGCTTCGCTATCTTGAGTTTTTAGAGCAGCAAGGTAAGTAATCAGCCGGTCGAGATCGGCGTCCGATAGGTTGCATAAGCGATCAAGCAAGTCTTCCATTGGCGTCCGTCCTTTCTTTATCTAGCACTCTTATATTTTAGAACAGCTGTTCGTATTATGCAAGAGAAGAAATTAACAAAAATTTGTCGATAAATTGGAGGGGTTGACATGACCCGCATATGGCGCAGGGTGCTGCTGGTGCTGGTATGCTGCGTATTTGCTGCCGTCGCATGGTTTGGAGCGCTGTCCCTCGCCGGAACGATATCCGCCGTCCGCTCCTATCAGGCCTCGCCCGCGGAGATCCGGGCCGCTGCGGATGTAGCTGTTCTGCCCGCCGCAGATCCGCCCTTTACCGGGAGCGATGAATACACCGAGGTGGAGCAGGCCGAGGCTGCGGAACGCTATTATGCCAGCATCGGCGGCGATCCGCTCGCCGTAGAACCGCTGGAGCCGATCATCGGTAAATTTGTATCCTATATCCCCGGCACGCTGCCCGCCGAGGCTCCGCAGATCTCCGCCTCGACGAGCGAAAACGTGCAGACATTTATCGTAAATACATCCAGCGGCGTTTTCCATCTGGCCAGCTGCTACCACATCCGCCAGATGGACTATGCAAACCGCAGCAGCTACACCGGCATCCGCGCCGAGGCAGCCGCTCTGTATACACCGTGCAAGGATTGTAATCCGTAGGAGGCTGCTATGGCAAAACGAAAGTCGATCATCCCCGGTTTCAGCTGGAACCGGGCGCTTGGTATCACATCGGCAAAGCAGAAGATCGCACGCGCAACCGGTATCCCGACGACAAAGCAGGGCCGCAAGCGCAAACTGCAAAGCTCACTTTGGACAGCGGTTGCATTTGGTGCTGCCGCCTCCGCAGCATCCAAACCCCAAGCGCCTACGCCAGAGGAAGCTGCGCGATGCCAGGAGATCAAGGAAAATGGTCGGCGTACCCGCCGCAACATTCTGATCGCAGTTGCAGTCATATGTATTATCTTTTATATCATCGTCAATTTGTTCCCCGGCTTGGTTAGCTAATCGCCTGTTTGGGGGTTGCCCGTGCCGGTTGCCGAACACCGGCACGGGCTTTTGTTTGCGCAGGCGACTGGGAGCCGTCTGTGATTCCATCATGGTAAATACAGGATGGTTTTGTAAAGCCCTTGGAATGGGTTTTGCGCAAAAATTTTCCACCATGCGCGTGGTTTTTACATATGGAGGGATGGTTTTTGTCGGAAAATTTGTGGGAAACGTGTCGAAAAGCAAAGGATACGATGCAGCCGCGAAAAACGAATCAGGATATCGCCGATGAATCAGGGCTGTCCGTCAACGCCGTCGGACAGTTTCTGCGCGGCGAAACAAAAAGCCCGTCCGTCGATACGGCCGGGCCGATCTGTGCGGCACTCGGTGTATCCATGGATGAGCATTTCGGGGTGGAGGCTCCAGCGGAGGACGATACATCAGAGGTCGAACGCCTGCGGCTCCAGCTGGAGAATGCAGAGCGCGTGAACGCGCTCTATGAAAAGGGTCTCAAGCGCAAGAATGTGCAGTTCTGGGTATTATCGGCCATTGTCCTGATTGTGCTGCTTGCCCTGCTGGTCGACCTGTGCAATCCGAATGTCGGCTGGATCCGCGCAGCCTTTACGTCGCATATGGAGGTGTGGCCCGCTTGAAAACACCAAAGCCCCGCAAGCTGAAATCCGGCAGCTACTTCGTCCAGCTCCGCCTCGGCGGGGAAAGCATCCCGATCACGCGCGCTTCGGCCCGCGAATGTACGCTGGCCGCAATCGAAGCAAAAGCGGCGTATCTGGCCGGCCGGCAGGTCAAGTCGAAATCCGACATGACTGTCGGCCAGTTGGTGGACGCTTACATTGCGGCGCGCCCGGCCAAAACCTCGCCGTCGACGATCCTCGGATACAAGCGATACCGGAAAGACCGCTTTGCCGGGCTTATGGAGCAGAAGCCGCAGCAGGTAAAGGACTGGCAGGAAGTCATTGACGAGGAGTTGCAGCACGTCACCGCAAAGACCGTCAAGAACGCATGGGGGCTCGTTGCGGCCTCGCTGCGGTACGCAAAGCTGACTGTCCCGGAGATCAAGATCCCGCAGATCATCAAAAAGCCTACGCCGTTCCTGCGGTACAATGAAATACCGCCGCTGCTGCAAACCATCAAGGGCCGCCCGGAGGAACTGGCGATCCTGCTGGGTCTGCACTCGCTGCGCAGTTCGGAGATCTTCGCCGTGCGCCCGCAGGACATTGACCTGCAGCACGGGCTGATTCGCGTATCCGGTGCAGTCGTCATGGGGTCAGATGGCTGGACCCGAAAGGACGAAAACAAAAACGAAAGCAGCCAGCGGAATATCCCGATCATGATCGACCGCGTCCGGGAGTTGGCCGAAGATCTGACCGGCGAGACGGCAGCCGGAATCAATCCGTCGTATCTGCAAAAGCACCTGCACATGGACTGCATCGAGGCCGGTGTGACGGATATCTCTATCCACGGCCTGCGGCACTCCTTCGCATCCCTCTGCCACCATGCCGGCGTCAGCGAGTTACAGTGTATGGCCTGGGGCGGCTGGGCCGACAATCAGACCATGCACAAGATCTACACGCACATCGCAGAGGCCGACGAGACGGATGATCTGCGTCGTATGCGCAGCCTGTTTGCCCCGCAGCCAGAGGGCGAAACCCATTAGCAAATCCATTAGCATACGACTTTATAGATTTTGATAAACTCTTATTTTTTGCAATAAAATGTTATGATTTTATTTCTGTTAAAAATCGTAAGAAATCAGAAAATCTATTGATACGCAACCAAAACCCGCAGTTTTATCAACTGCGGGTTTTGGTTTTACATGGTGGAGCTGAGGGGAATCGAACCC